CATCGCAGTGAAGTAGCAGACTAACACTATTGTAGTAAATATCACCTGCCATAACTAAACTCCTATGACCATCTGAACCAGCCAGTTGCGGCTACGGTAATGCCTAGAGTATTCCCGGCTGTGGTTGACACATTAGCCCCTGATGAATCAAGCAGGCCGTAAGCAATCAATTCTGCTGCAGCGTCTGAGACATTGTAGTTATACAACACCCAATATTTAGCCACGATCCCCGCGCCCGTTGCTGCCCAGGACGGGTCGTTCGAGTCCAGCATCCAGGTTCCTGCCGTTGGCTCACTTTTAGTTTCACCGACCAGTGCATACCGTGAATACCCAGTGCCGCCCGCTACCTCATTGGTTATATCATTGACATAATCATGTGCCGCTGCATCAGGCGTATAGGCCGATGTCGTTAGCAGTATCCGCAAGTCTGGCGTGTCCAAATTAATAGTGCCGCCGACTATTTTACCCTTACCCTTATTGTAAAAAACAGATGTTCCTGTGGTTGTACTCATGGCTATACCTTTACATCGGTGAATGTATTAGCGGGGACTTCGCGCTTTAGCCACAGGGCCTTGCAATACGTAGAACCTGCGGTTGAAGTCAAGTTAAATTTGGTTAATGGTGCAGCTGACGTGGGCGAACTAAATACCACGCCTGCTGGTGCGCCTGTCTCTGACGTAGTATCAGCAGGATAGTCAGTTCCCGACACACCTGTACCCGTACTCGGTGCTTGGGTTGCTAAGCCCATCGAGATTACATCAGCACCGCTGGTATTCGCCGCGATGAAGGCTTCAATATCTATTTTGTCGTCAGTCGTCGCTACTGTGCCCGTGTTTTTGACGAAGATGCAGCGGTATTCGGTAAGCCCCGCTAACGACTGTGCCTTTGTTATGTTGTCGAATACCTGGAGTGGGTTATTGGTGATTGTCACTGAATCCGAAGCACTGGCTCCGGGCAATGATGCTGCGACTACGGTGACATTGATGGAGCCCCCATTACTGGCACCCTGAATCAAATAGTTACCGCTGGTTGCTACAGGAACAGATGCCCCAGAAGTTCCACCATAGGGCGCCCAAGATAGCGTCGGCGTTGTCGCATTGTAAGTGTAGTAGAGCGACCCAGCACCTAAGCCATTACCGGCGGCATTGGTGTACGTCACTCCAGAAATAGGAGTAGCACCTACCGCTAACTGCGACAGGATTTCAGTAGTGGTTATCACTCCGCCTGTTGATTTGGTGGTGTCAGTATTGCCGGTTCCGGTAGAACCCCCTGACAGGTAAAATTTTAGTTCACTGACATTTGCCATGATAATTCCTTCGTTTCGCGGTTGAGTAATGCCTTACGGCATGGATTAATTTATGCGTTTCTTAATAATTCCGCTGCCTGCCAGTCTTTATTAGCGAGTGGGTTAGCGGTTGCATCCTTGCCGACAAACAGCGCGTATTTAAGCCCATCTACTTCGGTGACGACCATTGCGCCGGCTTTGTAGGCTGGTATCGCTACGTTCTCGTAACTTAGCAAGCCAACTATGCCTTGGGCGTTTAATGCGATAAAACCCCGATCCGACATAAAGTAATATGTCACGCCGTCTGGATCACTAGCCTCGCTGCCTAGCGCACAGCCACCTTTTTGCAGGAGATTAACCTGCGTGCCTTCCGGCGCATCAATACCTGTTATTTGATGAAGCTGGCTATCAGTATTTACATAAAGTGTAGGTGGTGCACTGAGGATAACTTTCGTGGTATCCGCGAAACGAAAAAACTGATTACGATGCTGACTGCCATACTTGTGAACATCGGTGTAATGAACACGGTTGTCGCGGGTGTAATAAATGCGGCCATTGTGGGCGATTATCTTAGCGTTAGGCTGCGGTGGGTAGGCGAACTGTGTGGTTAGAGGGATGGTGCCGATATACTTGACCAAGGCAATATCAGACACGTTCGGTGCAAACTCCCCGTATAAATATAAATCCTTACTATTGACAGACGATAAATACACACATACGCCGGTACAATATGCCGGTGGAGTAGGGAAATTAGTTAGGTGGATGCCGCCACCCTCCGGTACGGTAACGCGCTTACTGACTCCCGTGCCGCCTTCCTCGCCATCTGAGCCAATCCAGGTAATCGCAATGCGATACTCTCCGGCAAACATACCCCCAAACGAGGATGGCGTAGCATCGGCTTGGCGAGCTGGACGCGCTACGCCCCACTCTTTGTTTACCCCGGCCACCACCACGCCAGTCGCGTTAGCATTGGCCCAATAAATAGCATCGCCCACAGTTGTATAAAAAACGCGGCTCGATCCGATAGCGGTCTTAAGCGTTGTCGCCGTGTTGTCATCATTCAACCTTTTTAGGTTTTCACCTTCAACAAACAGTGTGGTATCGCCAACGTGTACCCACGAACAGATTCCCGTATAACGCAGCGTTTTTCCTGGACGACTAAAGATGAGTTCGCCAGCGTTGCCGTGCAAGACATTAACCTCGTTGTGCGAGTAACCCTCAGGCACCGCATAAGCTTGAGTGCGGTTATTAATGCCTTTTGTCAGGTTGATTGCAGTCATTAGCTACTTTAAAGCGTAGTGTCGAATTTGAACGCTGATATTAGCACGATGTCTTATCCATCTAGTTGATTTTTGGGTACTATAGCACGTTTTTAGCGTTCGGCTACCTTGAATTTCAATGTCATCGGCATGATCTCACCATCGCTCATGGTCGCGTCTACGCTAACCGTGAAACTGACCAATAATGGGTCGGGCAGCGGCCCCGCAGTGAACTGGACTCCAGTCGCGGTGCTAGTTTTATTGGTTACGGGTACTAAGTCTGATGCAACAACCGTGACGCTAGACACAACCGCTGTCGGAGGTAGTAGGTTGTAGTTCACAGCTTCCCAGGTTAACCCATGAGTACCATCGACGGTTACGTCACCCTCAACTAATCCCCAGGTCGGTGCTGTGGCTCCGGAAATACCGGGGGGTAATGACCTTGTGGTACACGCCGGTAAATACCGATGGAATCACTACGCCGTAGTATTTTCGGTGTATATTAAGGGCATCATTAGGTTCCTTTAAGTTCGCGGGTGGGTTCTTCGTTCCCGTATCTTCGGGCAGGGGGAATCGGTTGTCCGCTGCAGCAGGCAGAGGAAATGGTAGTTAGAAGCGTGGGTAAACGCTAGGTATACCACAGCTAAAGTAATTAATGTCGACACTATTTTACTCCGTCTAGGTATTTGAAAAGAAGGGCCACCGCAGCACTCGCTGCCATCGCGTATCCTATCGCTCTGTTTTGGAATTCAAGCAGAGCATCAATCTTTATGTCCTTCTTGTCACAGCGAACCTCAAGTTGGTCTACTCGCTCTTTAATAACCGCAATTTCTGCTTCCATCAATACATCCTTATTTCAAATGGGATATCGGTTTGTCTTTCTCGCATTACAGAAGCAGGTATTCTCACGCCGAAGCGGTCTTCGAATAGTTGTAAATCGCGTACTGACCTTTTTGGGTCAAAGGTATCCGCATCTTTTTTTAGGTACGCTAGGCCCGTAATGCCAAGTATAAGGTCTGGGTGCCAAAAATCATCCATTTCTGGAACGCCATCATCATCCTTCAGTAGGTTTGGAAGTCTTACGACATCAAGCATGGCCGTGTCCACCAGCGTAGGTGTGTTTATGAAGGTAATGGTACGTATGAAGGTGCCTGTATAGTCCCCGGTACCTGCCGCTGTTTGGTCGAGAGCATAAGCATGCGGCGTACCGGTTTGCGTTATAGCAGGTCGGTATTCCCGCTGTGCCCTAAAGCTGGTGCGCCTAAGTATATTCGATGGTTTTGAAAGCAGGTAGACTGCATTAACCTGCTGTATGGAGTTTGGAAGTGCGTACTTATTAGTCCCTGGTATCAGCACTATTGGGACGTCATCCTGTACAGAAAGAGATGCGCGAACCGCTGCATCTCGTACCGTATCATTTATGTAATCCAGCAGCTCATTGTCGGACCACAAATAAGGTGCCAACTCGTCGTCAAGTCTTGCTCTCGCTCGGCGGCGAAGGTCGGCTACAGTCAACATATTAGATTAGGTCGTCTGTGGTTGGAGCTTTCTTAGTCACAGGGGCTTTCTTAGTCACAGGAGTTTTTTCTTCCGCCTGTACAATAAGTTCTCCCGTTTCTGGGTCTATCTCTTGCTTATCGTTATTGAAATACGACTCCCCCTGGACGAAAGAAGCGGGGTGCAGCCCGAATACTGTCCCAAAAGGTTGTGCTTGATCAAAAATGGCCATTACTCTTATCCTTTCTGCCGGTTACTTTTGTAATGCTTGGCACTTCGAGGTCTTCATACTGTCTGCCGCCGCCATAATATACCCCTAGCGAGTCATCCGCATACGCCGATCCAGTGGAGCCATCCGCGCTACCGAGGTCGATAACCCCTGTTTCCAAGGAGTTATCGACTGTGTTAGCGTTGTCATCCACTAAGTAGGGTGTACCTAGTTGACAAAACATGACTTAGTACCGAAACTTAAATCCGCCGCTGCCGGCAGGGGTGTCGGAACATTCCTGGCGAAAAGTTTCACCGTGGGTTTTTTGCTCTGGTTGAAGTTCGGCGCGGGGCAGGCTTTCAACCATGCCTAAACCTGACTCGACGCCAGCTACTGAACCAGACTTTGCAGCTGGGTTAGTAGTTTGCTTTGTGTTGCTTGTATCTGCATTACGCATTGCTTTCTCCTAAAAGAATTGAGTGAGTTGGTTTAGAAC